CCAATCCTATTGGACTTATTGTGGTTGCTATTGGTGCGCTAGTAGCAGGATTTATTGCCTTTAGTGATAAGATTAAGTCGGTGGTAATGCCGATACTAGAGCCCTTAATAGATGCTTTTGATTTTGTTAAGGGTGCAGTAGAAGGAGTAGCAGCAAGTCTAGGGCTAATTCCAAGCGCAGCAGAAAAGGCTGCAGCAGCCCAAAAGAAAGCAGCAGAGGAGGCTAGGAGCGCAGTTATAGCAGAGGAGCGTAAAAAAACAGATGCAGTTGTAAATGCAGAGCGAAAAAAGAGAAATGCTCGCACCGAAAGTTTTGATGTTGAAATTGCCAAACTACAAGCAGCAGGAGAAGCTACTTTTGAAATAGAGCAAGAGAAATTACAGTATATAATAGACTCAATAACTGCACAAAAAGAGTTACTCAAAAAGCAAATAGAATTTGAGAAGAAAGTACTAGAAGAGAAAGAGAAAGAATATGGGGATAGCCTTAAGGTTTTGTTCGATTTTGACTACCAATATGCTAAGGCTAGGGTTGAAAATAAGAATGAGGAATTAGAAGAATTAGAAGAGCAAGAGGAAGAAGCAGCACTACAAAGGGAGCTTAACCAAATTAAAGAAGATAAGAGGCGTAGAGATGCCGCTAAAAGAGCATCAGAGGAGGCAAAGAAAGAACAAGAAGCTGCAGACAAAAAAGCCGAAGACGATAGAAAGAAAAAAGAAGAGAAGGAAAATAAAAAGGAAGAAGATAGACTAGCAAGAGAAAGAGAAAGAAGGCAAAGAGAACGAGAGCAACAGCAAGAATTTCAGAATGAACTAGAACAACTAGATGAAGAGAGGTACCAAAAAAGTCTTAGTAATGAAGAAAGGGAAATAACACAGGTACAAGATAAGTATTTTAGGTTAATAGAAATAGCTAAACAATACGGGTTAGATACTGCGGAACTTGAGAAAGCTCAGAAAGAAGAACTAGCAGCAATCAACAAAAAGTATAGAGATGAAGAAGATGCAGCAAACACAGATAAGAAGTTAAAAGAGATACAGTTAGAGAAAGACACTAGAGATGCTAAGCTAAGTGTAGCAGAAAGCACAGTAGCAGGTTTAGCTAGTTTAACTAAAATAGCAATAAGGGATAGTCAAAAAGCTGAAAAGATACAGAAAGCATTTGCATTAGCACAGATAGCAATAGACACAGCAAAAGCAATTAGTGCATTAGTAGCAGCATCACAGCAAAATCCATTGAACGCTGTTACAGTAGGTGGTGCAGGTGCAGCGCAGTTTGCAAGCGGTATAGCGACTATACTAGCAAACATGGCACAAGCAGCAGCCCTATTAAAGAGACCAAGCCCTAACGTATCTAACTTATCATCGTCTGCTGGTGGAGGTGTAGCAGGAGCAGGAGTGCCTATTAACGCAGTACAGAATGGTAGTACACTAATAGGCAACGGACAACCAGACAGAGAAGTTAATAAAGTGGTAGTAGTAGAAAGCGATATAACAAGTACCCAAAACAGCATTAGCCAAATACAGTCACAAGCAACAGTAGTAGAGTAGTTACAATAACAGAATATTATATTTATAAATATGGAAAAAGTAGAAGTATATGAGATAGTAATTAACGACCATGACGAAAGTGGTGTAGATTACATAGCATTAGTTGACACACCTGCAATTATGAAAAACTTTATGGCGTTCAATGAAGATAAACCTAAGATGGTATTCAAGACAGCGGATAAAGACCGCAGATTAGTTATGGGTGCTTTAATGATTCCAGACTTAAAGATATACAGATACTCAGAGGAACGTGGTGACTTTTACGTATATTTTTCAAAGGACACTATTAGACAGATAAACTACAAGTATCATAGAAGCGGATTTGAAAGGAACGTGAACTTAATGCACGATCCAGAGATGAAGATGTCAGACGTTTACTTAGTAAGCGACTTTATAACAGATTCACAGATGGGAATAACAGACCCTAAAGGCTTTGATAATCCAGAGGGCACTTGGTATGGTGTAATGAGAATAGAAAACGATAGACTGTGGAATGACTATGTTAAGACGGGTGAGTTAAGAGGGTTTAGCGTAGAGGGTTTATTTGATCAAGTGCTAGTAGAAGAGACTAAAGAGGACAAGATACTAAAGGAAATTAAGGGTATCATTAAGTCAGAGTTTAGCAAATAAAAAAAGGGGGTTACTTTACTTCACTCCCCTTTTTCTTATCAAACTATTGCGATACCGACGAAAGTAATCACTGCGCTAATATACAAAATTGTTACAACATACCAAACTTATATTTATTAATAAATCAAAATTATTAACAATATGAGTTTTAAAGAAAGACTAAAAGAAGTGTTCTTAGACGTTCCAGCCGAAAAGCGTGGAGAGTTTAAAGATGCATTTAATTCTGCTATGTCTGATGTTGAAACTCCAACCACAGAAGAAACTACAAGCAAATTTATTGATGCTACTCTTTCAGATGGTACACCTATTATGATTGAACCAGCAGTAGAAGTTGGGGCAGCCGTAACAGTTGCAGCAGATGGTGAGATAGTACCAGTAGAAGATGCTAGTCATGAACTTGCTGACGGTACAGTTATCGTAACAGTTGGTGGACTTATCACAGAGGTTATCATGCCAGAAGGTGAAGTAGTGACAGAAGAGGTTATGGAGACTGAAACGCCAACACCAGCAGCAGTACCATCTCCTAAAACTGTAATAGAGCGCACAGAAGTAGAGCGCAAATTTGCAGAAGCAAAGGAAGAGTATGAAAGTAAGATTAAAGAACTAACAGAAGCAAACGAAAAGTTAGCATCTGAGTTCAATGCTTACAAAAACGAATCAAAAGAATTTAATAACAACGTGCTAGAAGCTATCGAGGTGCTTATGGATTTTAGCGCAGACAAACCAACACAAGCACCAAAAACTAGCGTAGGCAAAGTTGCCACTTTGAACGGAATCAAAGCAGCATTTAGAAAATACAAAAAATAATGAAAAAGTTAGATTTTAATTTTGACGTTTCCGCTTTAGGCAACTATACAGAAGAGCCAGCGGAATTAATCGCAAAGGCGGTAGCAGGTGCGAGAACAATGGAGTATGTTACTATCCAAACTGGTATCAAATCAGCAGAGACAATTAACCTAGTAGATAGCACAGTTACTTTCCAAGCTGGTGGATCTTGTGGTTTTAACGCAGCAGGTGATGATACTATCACACAACGTACTATCTCAGTATGTAAAATCAAAGTAAACAAGAACTACTGTATGAAGTCTTTGGAGGCTAAATTTACTCAGAAGTTATTGACTCCAGGTTCTACATATGATGAAACAGACTTACCGCAGATTTTCCTAGACGACTTAATGGCAAACATGGCTTTTGAGGTTGAGAAGTTAATCTGGCAGGGAAATACTAGCACAGGGTTAGGTAACTTAGCTTTATGTGATGGCTTTAACAAGTTGATTGACGACACATCTACTACTGTACGTTCATCTAGTGGTACTGCATTTACAGGTAACGAGATTACTGTACTTTATCAATTAGCTAAAGACGTACCAGTAGCAATCAGAGAAAGAAACGATTTAGTTTGCTTCATGGGTAGAGATTGGTTCGATCAATACCAAAAAGAAGTGTTCGACCTTAATAACAGATGGGTAGAGCCAAATGATGGTATTGACGGTATGATTCTTTACACTAACATTCCTATCGTAGTAGTTAACGGTTTGAACGGTCAGAACAGAATCGTTATCTCTTACAGAGAGAATATGTATCTCGGAACTGACCTAGAAAATGACGATGAGAGCTGGAAACTTTGGTTCTCTGAAGATGACGACATTCACAAGTTGAAAATCGAATTTAAGATAGGTGTTCAGTTTGCGTTCCCTGAGTTTGTAGTTTACTACGCAGAGTAAGATAAAAAGTAATAGCAGGGGGTTAGTTCCCTCTGCTTATTTAAAATAATTAATATGAGTTGTGTAACCTTAAACGGATATAGTATAGATTGTAATAAATCTAGCGGTGGTGTAAAGACTGTTTACTTGGTAGAGTTTGACGATGTTTCTGCATATGCTAAAAATGCTGCTGGATTAGTAACGTCTATTACCTTAGCTAGTTCGGTTGTATTCAAGCAGTACGAAGTACAGCATCAAGATAGTGACTGGGGTGAGACTTTCGTAGGGTCTACTGAAAACCGTACTATCGCTTTTGAGCAGTTGTTAAGACTAAAGATGCATAAGCGAACTACTACTGAGATAGCAGAGGTCTTAGCACTAGCGAAATTAACAGGTATTGCAATAGTTCAAAACTTTGCTGGCGAGTACTATATGCTAGGTGCAGACGGTGGACTTCAAATGACAGGTACTACTGCATATCAATCTGGAATAATGGTAGAAGACATGAACGGGTTTACTATTGAGATGGGAGGTAAAGAGAAACTACCAGCCCCACAAGTTGACAGTACTATTATTAGCGGACTTCTATAATATATCTTTTAGTTAGTTTAAAGGGGGCTATTAAGCCCCTTTTTTTATGTTCAATCTGTTACAAAAACAAGTATTTATATTTATTAATATGATAGATAAAAAGTGGATAGGGGCAACAATTACTATTCGTAAAAAGGGAATTACACAGACTGTTACGATAGAAGATAAGCCCGAAATGTACGCAGCTTATCGAGCGTATGGCTTAGACCATATTTTTAAGTCAGAGCCTAAAAAAATGACATTCCCTAAAACAAAAAGACGTAAAAAAAAGAGTGATATTAATTTACCAGACACAGAGCAACAAGGTAGCACTGACACTAACGGAGAAGACAACGATAAGTAACCCTTATTATTTGTTCTCTTTTAAGAACGTGCAGACTAATCTAGTTAAGAACTTCTTATCTACTGACACCTCATGCGCTACTAGTAGATACAATCTTTTTACAATAGTCGAGGGTACAGACGTAGAGTTGAACGATGCAGGACAATGGACATATATCATATATGCACAAACAAGTGCAGTTAACACAGACCCAAGCCTTGCGGATGAAATAGTAGAAACTGGTAGAGTTTTGGTTGTAGATCCGACTGCTTCAAGTGACGTAGATTATACAGCCTTAGACAACAATATAGATATTCAATATACACCTGAATAATGAGTGAAGAAAATCAAAATAAGCCAATATTTATACAGTTAAAAGCTTGTGACATTCCAGAGTTTAAGGAATTAAAGAATAGTGAATGGGTGCAATTTGGGCATGATAATTTGTATCCGCAGCGTTTAATTGAGCTTTATGACCGTTCAGCAACCCACAATAGTATAATCACTGGTAAGGTTCATTATATCGCAGGAGAGGGGCTTAGAGTAGATGACGCTAAAGTAAAGAATGTCAAAGACGTAGCCGAAATACAAGGCATGATAAAAAAGGCTAACCCAGATGAGGGCTTAGAAAGTATCATGTTGAAAGCAGCGTTAGACTTTGAGTTATTTAATATCATAGCACTAGAGGTTATATGGAAGCCTAACGGCAAGTTTGATTTATACCATGTAGATGCTAGTAAGATTAGAGTATCTAAAGACGGTGAGGAGTTTGCTTATTCACCTGATTGGACAAAGCACTCCAAAGGCACAGACAAGGATATAGAAGCAGGGTTTAAGACATTTGCTAAGTATAATCCTGAAACTAAAAAAGGTAGTCAATTATACTACCATGTTCAACACAGAGCAGGTAAAGAACATTATACGCTACCAGAGTACGTGGGTGCAGTTCCTTATATTGAGATAGATTATAGGATTGCAGACTACCACTTAAACAACTTGCACAACGGATTCCAAGCTGGTAACATGATTATCTTTAGCGGTCAATATCCAGGTGACGCTACTGCTAAAAAGATTGAGAAAGACTTTGCTAAGAAGTTTCAAGGCACAGACGCTAAACAAGGCGGTGGAGTTATATTACAATGGCAACAAGAGGGCGAGGGTGAGACAAGGGTAGAATCTTTAATGCCTAACAACTTTGATAAACAGTTCATGCAACTTCTAGACCAGACTAGAAACATGATATTTACGGGGCATAAAGTAACAAGTCCTAACTTATTCGGAGTTGAGACAGACCAACCATTCGGGAATAGAACGGAGATAGTAG